CTGAACAGATCAGCTCCTCCATCAAAAACATGGCGGACACCATCAAAAAGCTGATCGCCGCAGAGGACTGGAAGGGAGTCGGGAACTACATCGGAACGCAGATCGGAACCGGCGTAAACTTTGCAATGGGAAAATTGGATCAGTTTCTTTCCACAACGAACTGGAAAGGAATCGGAACGGCGATCACTGCCGGACTTACAGGATTCTTCTCCACGTTTAGCTGGAGCACACTCGGGAGTGTAGTTTCTCATTTCGTTTCCGGACTTGTGCAGCTCATCACAGGACTGTTCCAGGGCGTTGACTGGCGCGCGATTCCTATGGGGCTCATCAATGCAATCGGGGGATTTCTTAAGGGATTCGACTATGCAAGCGTCTTTAGTTCGGTCGGAGAGCTGATCGGAACAGCGATTGCATCCGGAATAGATCTCCTGAAGGGACTCGGCGATGTACTCGCGAATGCGTGGGACAGTGTAGTTTCGTATTTCTCCGGATACATTGAAGCGTCCGGCGGAGATATTGTGCAGGGACTCTGGAACGGAATCATAAACGCACTTCGAAATGTCGGATCATGGATTGTGAACAACATCTTCAAACCGTTTATCAATGGCTTCAAGTCTGCATTCGGGATCCACAGCCCGTCCACCGTCATGATGGAAATGGGGCAGTACCTCATGGAGGGGCTCCGAAATGGAATCAGCAATTTCATTTCCTCCGTTATCACGAAATTTGCAGAAATTAAAGATAAGATCATCACTAAGTGGGACGAGACTAAGCAGAAGACTCAGGAGAAATGGAGTAGCATTAAGAGCGGACTTGAAAGTACATGGACAGCGGTCAAAACATCTGCCGGTGAGAAGTTCCAGGCGATTAAGGAAACTGTATCAACACGTTGGAACGAGACAAAATCCAGCACCGAGAGCGCATGGGGATCTATTCACAGCACACTTGCAACGAAGTGGGAGGAGATTCGGAGCAACGCAACGGCGAAATTCACGGCGATCAAAGACAGTATTGTAGCCGCATGGAAAACGCTAAAATCAGAGACCAGCACCATATGGAATGGCATCTGGGGTGCGATGAAATCCGTCATCAACACAATCCTCGGCGGCGTAGAGTCGATGGTGAACGGCGTCATCAATGCGCTGAATAAGATGATCAGTGCACTCAACAATCTGAGCTTTGACATTCCTGACTGGATCCCGGGAATCGGCGGAGAATCCTTTGGGCTGGACATTCCGACCGTAAGCAAGGTACATTTGCCACGTCTGGCATCCGGTACGGTGGTTCCTCCGCGTGCCGGTGAATTTGCGGCGATTCTGGGCGATAACAAGCGCGAAACAGAGGTCGTTTCCCCGTTGAGTACGATGAAACAGGCGCTCATGGAGGCTTTGGCGGAAAGTGGAATCTCCGGCGGTAGTCAGCAGGTTGTCATTCGATTCGAAGGCAATCTGGCGCAGCTGGGGCGTGTACTGAAGCCTGTTATTGACTCAGAGAATAACAGAACTGGTGTGAGACTTGTGACAGGAGGTAGCCGATGAGTCATTTTACAATATTTACCGTGGACGGAGTGGAGTATGACGTGAATGTTCTGAAACTCTCGCGCAAAGCGAAAGTGACAGACACCGACAACTCCGGCAGAACGCTGGATGGTGTGATGCACCGTGATATCATCGGAACATACTACAATTATACACTGGAAGTTCAGGCAAAAGACGGAAAATATCAAGACTATGACAGGCTTTTCGATGTTGTTAGTGCTCCACAGGACAGCCATGACTTTGTAATCCCATATGGGCAGGAAACATTATCCTTCAAGGCTTACGTCACAACCGCTGATGATTCCATGATCCGAAGGAATGGCGTGAATCTGTGGGGATATGAAGATACACTGAAATTGGATTTCGTAGCAATGAAGCCGCAGCGAAGGAGATAAGGCATGAAGTGGGATGTATCAATATCGACAAACGGAGAAGAGTATTATTCTTCTACGGATAATCTTACGACTCAGGAAGAGCAAATGCCGGGGTATGCATATCTCCTTCCCGGATATGCGCTGCTAAATGGCGAGTATCAGAATGCCCCAGATGTAATTCCAGATGGACAAAGCGGTTACACAAGCAGTCAAATATCGGATGCGGGTGGAGAGTTTTCTGATGCACCTACACTCAGAATTGTTTTTGACCGGCTTAAAACATCCCGAGGAATTACCTTGGATTTCAATGGGGTTTCTGGAGATTATGCCTCTAAACTTAATATTAAGTGGTTCAAAAACGGTGAGCTTGTGGAGAACTTGGACTTTTCCCCAACCTCAAGTACATATTTCTGTGAGGCATCTGTAAAGCTTCACAACGAGGTCGTGATTACGTTCCAGAAGACATCCAGACCATATAGGCATGTATGGGTTGCTAAGATCACGAACTATCGTTTGGTGGACGCTGGCGGCTTAAAAATCGTCTATGGCGATATTGCACTTGGGGCAAAAGAGAACGCAGAATACAGCTGTAATGATGGTGGACATCTTGACAGTTTGAAAATAAAGCATTCCTTTCCGGATGTGGCGCTGAATTATCCCGGTTATGCACTGCTAAATGGTGAGTATAAAAGCTATGATGTTTTCCCAGAAGCCGGTTATATTTCCAGAGCGGTATCCGATGAAAACGGAGTATTTCAGACAGAGATCATACAGCCGGGAGCTGCGCTTGTTCCGCACCAAGGCCTTTACCCTTCTTCGTACTTTGGCGTTCCGACACTGACTGCTTCTTTTTCTGATCGATATAGCAGTCAGGGGATTTCGTTGATATTCAACGATCACTCCGGAGATTACTGCTCTCAGCTTACTATCACATGGTATCGAGGCACAGAAGAGCTTGCGCAAGAAAGATTCTATCCAAACGGTTATGAATATTTTTGCTATCATCCGGTAGAATATTACGACAAAGTGACAATCGCATTTGAGAAAACCTCCAGACCATACAGGCCTGTGTTTTTGACGGATATTCAATATGGGTTGGGGCGCACCTTCTTGGATGACGAGGCGAAAAATGTGGATTGCTGTATAGAATTAAGCCCTATCAGCGAAGAAATCAGTATAAACATGCTGAATTTCACCATTCGGAGTAAATCCAATATTGCGTTTAATTTCCAGCGCAGGCAGCAGATGAAACTGTATTTCGACGAGAATATCATTGGAATCTTCTACCTTAAATCTGGAAAAAGAGTAAGCAAAACAGATTATGAAGTTAATACAGAGGACGCTGTTGGCCTGTTAGATACATCAGAATTCAAGGGCGGTATCTATAATGATGAACCGGTAAAAAATGTTGTGGCGGCGATTTTTGAGGATCAGAACATTAATTATTTCCTGGATCAGACATTACAGGAGCAGACAGTAACCGGATATCTTCCGGCCGGAAGTCGGCGTGAATCTCTCGCGCAAGTCGCATTTGCAATTGGGGCCTCCGTCAATACTGCATATGATCTCAATCTGTATATCTATCCTCGGAACACAGGAATCATAAAGCCTCATGCGGGACTCCACCCGAGGGCCGGTTTGAAACCCGGAATGAGAGTGACGAAGGAAAGCTTTACGAAAACAAATACGATGTCTGGGCTGACAATCAATCACAGCGATATCACGACCGGTGCGAGAGTGTATGCGCATACTTACATCAAGTCGGACGAGTCAGAGGAACTGTACAAAGACACCTTGACCGGCATCGCAGAAATCACTTTCTCTGAGGCGCATCATAGTCTGGCAATCACTGGTGGCACGATAACGGCTTATGGAGATAACTGGGCAACCATTACGGGAACGGGCGGCGAGGTAGTACTCACCGGAAAGAAGTATACACATCTTACCACGATCCATGAGAAGACGAACCCGAACATCAGCCAGAACGAGAATCTGGTGGAAGTGAAAGAGGCTACACTCGTGAATCCAAAGAACGTAAATGAGGTACTGGACCGTGTATACGACTATTATAGCAGTAACGAATCGGTATCCTGCCGGGTGCTCCTCAATGAGGAAGAGCTTGGAGACATCGTGTCTGTGGACACTGATTTTGATGGGACGCGAATGGGTGCCATTAAAAAGATGGACTTTACATTTACGCGAGAAATGACGGCGGAGGTGGAGATTGGATGAGCGTATTTGATGAGCTGATAACGGACCGAACGGCCGAAGACGTGACAAACCGGACAGCAAAGGGAAGTATATCCTATGTGGATCTGAACCGTGTGGAGACGGCCTGCAAGGAGCTTGGAGAGATACTTCTGGTGGATATTGTGACAAAAACGAACTGGACGATGCGTGATTTTCGGAAAGACAGTGACATGCAGCGAATTCGGCAGAACATCCAGAAGCTTCGGGATGCTTATTTTGTAAAGCCGTCCACACCGGCAACTCCGCAGAGAATCGAGTATCAGACTGTAGCAGAGGCAAACAGCATTGAGCAGATCCTCGAGGATATACATGCAATGTATCTTTCTTCCTTGTCCGGCGCACATAGACTTGCGTTCCGGCTGGGAACCAGATCAATAGGAGATAGGAGGTAGCGCATGGAATTAAAAACAAACTACAAAGACGATATCTACGAGGGGAATCGCAAGTATAAGGAGATCACTAACTCTGACGGAACGATTTCGCTGGAAGACAAGACAACTTACACACAGGAGGGTGACTCTTTCAAGGCTGAAGATATTAACGCCACAAACCTTGCAATCAATCGGCTCTACGCTGTACACAACGCCACATTGACGGCTGGCGGATGGACAACCAGTGCACCGTATACGCAGACGGTGACAGTCTCCGGCATTAAGGCTACTGATCGTCCCGATATCTCCTGCGTTGACGATCTGACATCAAAAGCCAGTAAAAAGGCACGGCGGAAAGAGTGGGGAAAGGTGGATAGAATCGTCACCGGCACCGATCAGATCACCGCATATTGCAACTTTGAGAAACCGGCATTAGACTTGCCACTTGAGATCCAGAGAGCATAAGGAGGGCATTATGACAGAATTATTAGAAAATAGTGACAATACCAATGCGGACACTGGAGTCAGTGAATCCCCATCAAATGAAGCAACAATCTCCTTGGCGGCCGTGCAGGCACTTGCGGATGCATTGCAAAAAATTGAATCCTACACCCCTACGGTATGGGTAGACAACGAATCCCCGGATATTGATGCGGCGCACCTCAATAAGGCAGAACAGGCGATTATGCGTGTCACGACCGCCATGAACTCAGCAGTGGACGTTATCAAGGATTTACAGTCCCAGGTCAACACCACAAATAACAATTTGAGTCAGAAATTGAACGGTAGAAATGTAAAATGGTTTCCAGAAGGGGAATCTCTTGCAACAATTATCACAGAATCTGTTGAGGTCTCAACTTATGGTATAACACCAAAATCATGCCCATCTGAAATTATATCTGGCGGTTTTGGCTATGGAACACTAATTACTGCAGGTGGTCGTGGCAATCAGGGTTACGGTTACGGGTTCGCAATCTACGCCGGGACCAATACCGCTGGAACTCGTGTATTCGCGACATACGACAAAGATGGTGGGTGGAGCGAACGCGTTTCAAAGTCGGATTTGAATGCTGTCCTAATGTATCGTGGTGTTATAACTGGCGATCTAAACAGAGGAAGAAATCTTGTGATAGCACCTGGAATTTATAGCATTCAATCAGTTTCCACTATAACAAATGGTCCATCTGATTTTGTCGGATGGGGTATATTTGTTCAATTTCCAGATAATTTATTTTCCCAAATGATTTTAAACAGTCCAAATTATATCAAATTCAGAAAATACTCAGGTTCGAATCCATCGTGGAGTGCATGGTAGAATTTTAACTATCCAAGTTCATTAAATCCTCATTAGTTAATCCTTTGTGATATTCGTATAATCAGAGCAGTTGAGAGTACCACATGAAATATCGCTCCCGTCCATTTTAATGTACATTGGATGACTATTCCAGTATCCACTATTATGTGCCAAAATGATAAACCCATTTCCCAACGGTGAATTAGATGGACTATTGCAAATAAAAAATCCAATTCTATTCCATTGGACAATACCAGCTTTTTTAATTGCTTGTCCAAAATCCTCCCCTTTATTAACAAAAATGCTGGTATTGTTCAATTTAAGGTCTAAATCCGACTTTAAAGCATAGGTATCCCAAGACCAGACACTGTTTTGTACTCTGCCGTAATAATCAGTTCCTCTGTGATCTCTAACATGGACAAAACCGTAACCGGAAGACGCGCAGTATACATAAGCATCTGCGGTGGTTCCGCTTGGTGTCGGTTTCATTCTGACTCGATAGCATATACCGCTCGTCGGTAATGCAGAAAACATCTTCTGACAAACAAGTTTAATATCATCTGAAGTGGAAAAATCAGAAAAAGTTAATGCTTTGAAAACTCCATTACCCAAATTGTTATTTGAGCGAGGACAGGAAGACACAAAAACGGCGGCACCGGGGGAAAGCGGGGTGCCGCCAAAAGAAAAAGGTTGTAGGGGCATGGAACCCCACACCAATATAAACGTAAAGAAAATAAAATTGTGACAATAATAATAAGAAAGGAGAAATAAAATGGCAGATGCATTTTTAAAGCAGTACGGCGGATCCGGCACTGGATCCGATGACTGCACAGCAAAACGAAATCAGGTACTCGCAGGTGTGACGGCTGTCACCAGCGACAGTGATGATGAAGCACTGGCCGGCACAATGCCGGAGCGTGGAAAACTGTCCAGAACACTTTCCGCTGGGGAGTCCGTGACCTTATCAGAAGGGCATTACGCCGGAGGCACAGTGTCCGCCCGGAGCTTGGCAAGCCAGACCGGTGGAGCAACGGCAGAAGACCGATATGTCAAGAAAGGGCTGACATACTGGAAAGATGGAGTTCTCCATACCGGCACAATGGAAACCCAGTCCGCAATATCTTTTAGTGCAGCCGCCCGTTCTCACGATACGATCCGCATCAGCTGGAAGAATCCAGCAAAAGGACCGTGGCAGGGTATCATTGTGCGGATGTCCACGTCCGGCACACCAGGAACGAGCGGCGGATCAGAAGTGTATCGCGGAGCTGGAAACAATCCGAACCAGGCGAGCGGAGATAATTATGTGGACGTTACCGGATTAGATCCGTTTACGACATACTATTTTTCCTGCATCAACTACTTTGCTGGATTAGATAACGGCACAACAGCGAATGTAAGTGCAAAAACGACTCATGTATATCTGTATAATCATGGAGCTAATCCGGGAGGATTGTCTATCAGCGATGAATTCACGGCAAACGGAATCAGCCTTGGCGCGGATTCGATCGTTTTAGAAACGAAACTCGCATTCGGAACTGTAGTAAGTGGAGCGCCCATCGACTTAGCTCCATACTCTAAGCTTATAATCAAGTTCAAAGTAACTGACGCACAGTATGGGCATCGGTACGGATTTTACGTAAGCGCATTTTTGAAGCAAAACAATCAGAATACGCAAGTGGCGTACGGCAGCGTTGACTGGACAGGATCAGAACAGACTCTCGAGTTGGAAATAAGGACGAAAACATCCGACAAATTATACATCCAGTTTAGAGCAGGAAATGCAAGCGCTGTCGGAGGAATCCAGGGCGACATATATGAAATCTGGCTTGAATAGGAGAAAATCATGAGAGATATTACATTATGCCATCCGCGGCTTCAGAGGCTTGCGGCGGCACTTGTGCAGAAATGCGCAGAACAGGGCTTGAAGATCAAGATCGGCGAAACCTTCCGCACTGTGGCGGAGCAAGACGCATTTTATGCCCAGGGAAGAACAAAACCGGGCAACAAGGTGACGAACGCTCGCGGATCCAGTTACAGCTCCTTCCACCAGTGGGGGACGGCCTTTGATATCTACCGGGCTGATGGCCGTGGCGCATACTATGACGCTGACGGTTTCTTTTCCCGTGTAGGTGCGATCGGAGTTTCCCTCGGACTTGAGTGGGGCGGTAACTGGAAATCTATCCCGGACAGGCCACACTTCCAGTTGCCAGACTGGGGCAGTAGTACAAAGAAAATCAAAGCTCTATATGCCACTCCACAGGCTTTCATGGCAACATGGGAGAAAGAGACAGCGAATCTGCCGGAAGGCTGGGTACACGACTCTCACGGCTGGTGGTGGCGGAATGCAGATGGATCATACCCCAAACTGTGTTGGAGAACCATCAATCACCATTATTATCTCTTCGGTGCGTCCGGCTATATGCTGACCGGCTGGGTACAGTTTAACGGCGCCAAGACCGGTACGGGCGACTGGTTCTATCTTGAGGAGTCCGGCGAATACGAGGGTGCGTGTTGGCACGCGAAGGGAGACAACGGCGCTATGGAACGGTGGTACGTGGAGTGATTTTCGTGTTGCATTTCGTGTTGCATCATTGTATAAATATGTGATGTAAAATACAAATATATAGAAAATTCTACATATGGTAGAACCCTCAGAAACCGCATAGAATAAGGACTCCGCATAAAATAAGGATTTGAAAGAAAAAAAGCGAGACGGGTTCAAGTCCGGTCACCGGCATTAAAAGAAGCTTGTAAATACAGGCTTCTTTTTATATTGTGTTGCATTTCGTGTTGCATAACTCTGAAAAATGCGTGTTTGCTATCTCATTCATCGACATGGTTTTGTCATCCATTGTATGGCGATACACTTCTTTTAGGGTTCCATCGTTCCCCCATCCCCCTCGCTTCATGATATAGGCATCCGGGATCCCCAATGCATGTTGGATGGATGCGGAGTAGTGCCGGAGATCGTGGAAGCGGAACAGCTCCATTTTATTTTTCTTGAGAAGATCATGAAACTTCCTTGTGATCTGATTCGGATCCAGCGAAACGATCCTTCCCTTTTTCCCCTTTATCTTTTCGATTACAAAGTCCGGAAAATCAATATAGCGATCACCGGCGTAAGTTTTCGGCGTTTTTATGATCCATTGACGTTCCGTGTTCAAGACCATATTCTTCGTAATGTGGACCATGTTTCCGGAGATATCGTTGGATGTCAGCGCACCGATCTCCCCGCGCCGCATCGGACCGAATGCCGCAAGCAGGATCGGAATCTCCAGCTCTGTCCCTTTTGCACACTCCATAAGACGCTGTATCTCCGCGTCTGTAGGCACGTAGATCTTCGGGCGTACTTTTTCCGGGAGCTTGGTGTTCAAAGCGAAATTCGGACGATACACGCCTAAAACAGCAGCGATCAGTCCATGAGCGTTACGCACTGTCTTGGGCGCGTGATTTGCGGCAAAGGCGTTGATTGCAACCTGCACCTGCTCCTGCGTCAATGTAGGCACCTTCTGATTCATCAGCTCCTGCATGTCCTTCTTCCGGGTCCGGCGGTAGTCCATAACCGTTCTGGGTGATAGCAGGGACAACCGCTCATCAGTGTAACGGTCGATCGCTTCCCCCAACGTGAGATTCTGCACACTCGTTGCATTCTCCTTCTCAGCGGCCCATTGAGCCGCCATCTGTTCCGCAATACGTTTTCCCTTTGGCCCCGGCACATCCGAGGTGAAGCTCTTGTAAATACGTTTGTCCTTCTTTTTTCCGGTCTTCGGATCAATAGATGTCTCAATGTGTGAGAATACCTGGCACCTCCATGATCCAGACGGTAATTTTTTTGCTGTTGCCATGTAAATACCTCCTTAAGTGTAAAAAAATAACAGCCACCGGAATCTTTCGATTCCGCTTGCATGGCTGTCCAGAAAGTGATACACTATGTGTGTAGGTTTCAGAATATCTCTTTCTGGAGCTATAGAATCGGTTTGGTGTGCCAGCACTGAACCGATTTTTTCATTTGTAGTATGTGCAAAAATAAATTTTTTATTCGCGAAAGTAAATTATTTTTTCATATCGTTGTATCTTTCCATTTCTTCATCATGCTCCATTTGCGCGTTGCACATTTTCGCAAAGGCAAGCAGATCCCTTTTGCTCATTCGTACTTCTGCGGGCTGATCATCATTCTCACGCACATCAGGAAGGACCAGCGGCTCTTCGTGTTGATCTTCTTCATGGAGCTTTTCCTTTGGCGCTTGCCTCAGAGACATGGATAAGAGTGCCATAACCGCGAAGAAGATGATCGCTGGCATCATCTCGGACGCGCGGGGGATGATAAGCGCCGCGAGTGCTCCGTACAGCGCACATGAGTAACGCCCGATCTCCGGAACCTTTGCTTGCAGGACTGATAGTGTTCCTGCGGCTGACATGATAATACAGAATATTAGAGAAAACACGTCCAGATTTTTCAATCCTTCAGAAAATTCTATGCATAGCGCAATCCCAAGAAGTCCAATCCCGAGAGCCAAAATCCCGGCTATTCTCAAGATGCGGAATCTCAGCGGTACCTTGTGAACCGGATATGTGATCTTATTGTTTCCCCACAGCAAGACCCCCGTTGCCGCCGCTAATTCCATAGCAGACTCTGTGAAGCCGTTGTTTGTCATCACCGCCGCCACATTGCACCCGTAAAACTTCGCCCCGGTATAAGCCTCTTGAACCGCGGAGTTCCCGACCGGGTTGGAATAGAACTTGCACTGTATGCCGAATTTTTTCTTATTGGCATAAGCTATGATGTCGATTCCCTGATCGCCGCTCCCTCTGGTTACGCTGACCTTTGAAAACCCTTTTCTTCTGAGTAGTTCCGCGCAGCAATATTCATAATCATGCCCGTCCATGCCGGGAGATTCAGAATAATATTTTGTGCCGAAATGATTCACGTGGGATCGCCAGATCAATCTGTATAGCCGGTATGGGAGTAAAATTGTCCACCACATGATTTTGAACGGCCATATCCACCAGCCAACAAAGAGCCAATACAGAAATTTTATACTCATCACCTCGCATAAACTTCAAATATTTGCATATACTCATCATAACACTACAAATAATTGAAGTAAAGACAATGTTGCTGTTCAATTTTGACATTTTTCGAGAAAGAGAGGTGCACGGATGGATTATAAGAAGAAAATCATCGACTTGCTGGAGAAGGTGCAGACGGATCAGACACTGAAACGGGTATACAAATTATTGTTGTATCTCTATCTGAGAGAATAGCAGAAGAGCCGGGGAATGAATCCTCGGCTCTTCCTTTTGCGATTATTCTTTTTTGAGTTCGTTTAGGATCTCTTCGATCTGCCGCCAGCGGCTCTCGTCCAACTTTGCGAACTGGACAAGGATCTTCTTGGCAAAGTCATTGTCTCCCGTCATGACGGAATCCACGATAGCCTGCGCATCGCTATCGTCATCCTGGAACATTTCTCCAGTTCCGTTCACAAGCCAATCATAGTTGACTTTAAATTCCCGGCAGATGTCTTTAAGGGTTCGCTCAGCAGGAACCTTCTTTCCCATTTCTATGAGATTGATATAGCTCCTCGAAAGATTCATCTTTGCGGCGAATTCTTCTTGAGTCATGCCCAATGCTTTCCGCAGTTCTTTAAAGCGTACATTCAAGTGTTCCACCTCCTTCCGTATTTAATTATAGCATCCCTATATTTAAAAGTAAACACAAAAAGTTAAAAAAGTAATCAAAAATAGATTGACAATGATTACTTGGTATGCTATATTATGGTTACAATGTAATCATTTTGAAGCGTGAACAGCTAAAAAAATGTATTAATGCGTACCTCCTTTTAAGGAGATTATAGCACAGAAAGGAAGTGTAACATATGTCAGACGAAAAAAGAAATCTTATCAGAGATGTAACAACACAGATCGACAAGCTCCCGGAAGATAAAAAGCATTATATCCTCGGCTATATGGCTGGAGTGATCGACTGCAACACGGAAGCCTGTAAGGATCAGAAAGACAAATAAAGGGGTGAGATCATGAAGGTCACGTATGGGAAAGAGAAGAGTGACAACATCCGCGTGCTGATCGCCAAAGTCAAGGCGCAGAAGCAGTACGATAACGAGAAGATGGCGAAGTGTCTGGGGCTTAAGATCAGCACTTATTACAATCGCCTCCGCAATCCAGCAACATTCCGCTCCGGAGAGCTGTGGATTCTGATGCAGATCGGGAAAGTACCAAAGGAAGAGAAGGACAAATATGTGTAGAGGGTTCCTACTCTGACGGCGTCAAGCCCATATAATCAGTGCGATAAATAAAAATGCTCCGGCAGTGCTGACACACCACACGGAGCGTTACCGCTAACGCAAACGGCTAAATAAATTGTAACACTGACAAACAATATCCGCAAGACACAGGAGATAAAATGAGCAAAGAGGAAATCAATTGGGAAGAAGCTGAGAAATGGTTGGCAACGGAGGTGATCGGACAGGCGAGAAGAAGTGCCGCACGATGGTTTGTAGCTTGGCTTGCTACTATGGCCGCATTGGTTGGGACAAACGTAGCATGGGTCTTGGCTGCTTGTAGTAAATAGGAGGAAAAAATATGAAATCGCTGATTCTGATTACGTGCCAGAGCGAAGCAAAGCGCCGGATCCGCGCGAAGAAGCGCCAGATGATCGCCCGGACACTTGCCCGGTACACAGTGCGGATTGCAATCCTGCTGTTTGCATGGCTGGGGATCTTCGCGCTGGTCGTACCGTACAGCACGATAGGAGTAGCGATCGTTACCGCGTTTCTGGCGATGGTGCCGATGATGTGGGGAATGGAGGATATGGAATGAAGAAATATGAATTAACTGCCGAAAGCATTGTGAAGTTCGACAGAGTACTTTTTAGAATTAAGGCTCTGGTAGCCTTTGGAGACGTTGAAGAGGGAGAACTTGGAGGATTTATCGAGAAAGAGGAGAACCTCGATCAGTCCGGCAATGCGTGGGTGTACGGCGATGCGCGGGTGTCCGGCGATGCGTGGGTGTACGGCGATGCGCGGGTGTCCGGCGATGCGCGGGTGTACGGCAATGCGCGGGTGTCCGGCAATGCGTGGGTGTACGGCAATGCGTGGGTGTACGGCGATGCGCGGGTGTCCGGCAATGCGCAGGTGTCCGGCGATGCGCGGGTGTCCGGCGATGCGCGGGTGTCCGGCGATGCGCGGGTGTTTAGAATGTCTCACTATCTTACTGTTGGCCCGCTCGGTAGCAGAGATGACTTCACCACTTTCTTCCGCACAAAGCATCTTACAATCGGCGTAAAATGCGGATGCTTTAAAGGAGACATAGATCAATTCTTCGAAGCCGTAGAGAAAACACATGGAAACAATAAACATGCACGGGCGTATAAAGCTGCTATTGCACTGGCAAAGTTACAGATTGATTTAGACGAGGAGGATTCCGATGAAGAAGAGACTGGAAAAGAAAGTTGAGAAGATGCGCCGGAAGAAGGTGCATGAGATTCTGGAAATGGTGCTGGAGATCAACGGCACACATCCAAAACAAAGTAGATATACTGGGACACTGCCAACAGCGTTTTTTGAGTTTTCTGGGCATATATCAAAGGTTTTTGTCCAGATAGTCAAAGACGGGTGGAATGATAACGGTAATCTGAATGATCCAGGCAATATTTCGATGGATGCCAGTACAGAATTTGACGAAATGGAAGATCTGATAAGAACGCTTAAGGATATCACGGAGGAGTTACGAGATGCCGGAAAGATGTGACTGTTGCGGTGCATATCTGGAGGACGGCGGTCTCCTCTGTGAGAAGTGCCGGAAGGATATGAAACGCCGGATCAATAGAGTAAGAACGATGGAGGCGGAAGAACATGTTGAAGAAAGCAAACGATCTTAAGGTCGGGGATCACATCATCATCAGAGGGTACGGCGGCTTTGACTGGAATACCTTAGAGGGTAAAGTCTTATCCCTCGTTGATAACGGGAAATGGATCACCGCCTATGTAGATGACGGAAAGCCATTCCAGTTCGCAGGAAAGACGATTTATAAGGATGTCGCACTGAATAAGGCAGATGAAATCGAGGTGGCGTGATGGCAGAGAAGAAGAACATTTTCGAGACGATCAACGCCGTGATGGAAGAGATTGGAGCGGTTGGGAAGAACAGCAGAAACGAAAAGCAGAAGTACATGTACCGCGGTGTTGATGATGTTATGAACGCACTCAACCCGGCGTTTATCAAGCATAAGCTTTTTATGGTGCCGGAAGTAGTCAGCCAAAAGCGGGAAGAACGTCAGACAGCGAATGAAAAAAATCTTATCTATTCCGTTCTCTCCGTCAAATATACCTTTTACGCGGAAGACGGATCATCCATTTACACGATAGTGCCGGGAGAAGGAATGGACAGCGGTGATAAGGCAAGTAATAAAGCGATGAGCGCAGCATTCAAATATGCGTGTTTCCAGACATTCTGCATTCCAACAGAGGAGATGCAGGACCCGGACGCAGAGACGCCGCCGCCAAGTACGCCGGTATACGCGACAGATCAGATGCGGGACACTTTCCTTGCAGAGTGTAAGCGTATCGGGAAACCTGCAAAAGCGATCCTCAAATTCATCGGCGCACCGTCACTTGCTGAGCTGACCGTAAAGCAGTTTGAAACGGCTATGATGAACTTTAAGAAGACACCATCAGCACCGACATCACCGCCGGAAAACGTGCCAGACAAAGCAGACGATGGCTTACCGCGGAATGAGCCAACGAGGTAAATCACATGGAGTGTACTGGGAGACTTAAAGGAGTCGCGAAGGATTGGGTGACAGGAAAGTGGATTATCACCTTTGAGATGGACGGAGACATCACAGCCGGACTCGATCAGATGAGGGACAAGCTCCTCACCATCGTCACGAAGGTCTACCGGAAGAAACGGAGTCTTGACGCGAACGGAATGTACTGGAAGCTCTTGGGTGAGCTGGCGGAGGCAACACATGTCAGCAAACCCGCCATGCACAACATGCTTCTAAGGCGTTATGGACAGCTTTTGATAATAGACGGACAATGCACAATACTTCGGATCCCGGACACAGATGCGGCCTATGACAAGGCGTTGGAGATGTCTGAGGTTCATATCCGCCCCACAAGCCAGACGATTGACTACAACGGGAAACGGGATCGCGTCTATTATCTTCTCCGAGGCTCTCACGACTATGACACAAAAGAGTTTTCTGAGCTTCTGAGTGGCCTTATAGACGAGTGTAAGCAGTGCGGCATACCAACAATAGCACCAGACGAGTTTAACCGCCTTATGGACGCATACGAGAAAGGACATCATGGCTAAGAAATTATGGAGCATCTTTACCGACGATATGAATCACTGCTACTTTACGGGATCACCGGAAGTGGAAAGGCATCACGTCTTCGGTGCTGCGAACCGCAGCAGATCGGAAGTGTACGGATATGTGATCCCGTTGCACCCGACACTGCACCCAAATGGGGCGATGTTCAAGCGCACGAAAGAGAACTTGAAAATTGATAAGTATCTGAAACAGCGCTGCCAGAGAGATTACGAAAAGAATCACGGCAGCAGAGCGGACTTCATAAAGGAGTTCGGGGAATCGTACTTGTAAGGGAAACTTACAGGTTGGAATCAACCTCCAAATGGCACCTTTACATGTCACAGCATCTTATCGAGTGCCATTTTAATACATACCTCAAGCCCCG